ACTTACATCAACTCAAGTTTCCAATCTCTATAATTCTGGGACACCAACTGACCTTACTGCCTTCAGTCCATCAGCTGCTCACGTTTATAGGATGGGTGACGGTGATACCTTCCCAACTATTGAGGATAGAGTCGGAAACGCAGACCAGACAATGACCAATATGGCATCCTCTAACTTTGTAACTGATACTCCTTGATTTTTGTGGTATAATAACCTTATACATAATGGCAAGATGCAATTTTATTCTGTGGAATACTGGCAGCAGAACTGGGAAACTCTTATGAAGAGAGTGGAGAATGGAGAGACTATAGGTGTTGAAAACGATAACGGGGAAAGAGCAGTGATGGTTCCAGCGGATGATGAACTCATACGCTTATACACGGATCATAATGAAGGATCCTGAGGGACTGTCGCCTAACGGTCAAGGCCCACTGCTTATAACGGTGTGACCTGGGTTCAACTCCCAGCAGTCCTACCTTGGGGGTTTAGCAATCTGGTGAATGCAGCAAACTCATAATTTGCCTAAGGTGAGTTCGATCCTCACAATCCCTATTGACGGATCTCCGTCAAACCCTTATAATAACAAGGTCAACACACAAGACAATGACACTGACTAGTAAATTCAAGAAAGACATTCAAACCCTTAAGGGTGCTGTAAATGGTGAATTTTTCCTGGATGTGAAGAATCCGAAACTTCTCAAAAAGGTCCGTCGTTATTATGAAAATGAAGGCGTCGTCTTCTCTGGCGATCCCCTTGATGATTATGATATTTTGATGGAGCAAGTTGCCGTCGATCTTGAGTCCGTGGAGGTAGCGTGAAGGTTCTCCTAGAACGTTTTCCTTACCGTTATGTTGAATGTGGAACCCTGGAAAATGGGTTCCCTGACTATCGTATTCAGAAGGCACACCATTATACTAAGAGATACAGTGACATGTATCTTCTTGATAATAAGATGCAACTTCTGACTGCGATTGATGACCCAGAGTATACTAAATGGTTAGATCCTGAAGGTGTACCTTGTTATGTCAAAGACTCGGTAAGTCGTTAAACTAGCCCTGGTCGGGATTAGACCCCTGCGTTTCTTAGTTCGTAAAACTAAGTGGTGGAGTCATTTGACCCTCATAAAAACTAAATAGTCAAAGAGTTTATTCATTAGTAAAATGGCAGCAAAAGGAAGTGCAGCAAAATCTGCATCTGGTGCAGCGATGTCAAAGTATGACGTAGAAGTCGAAGGGAGACTTCAAAAACTTGAAGCCGCTGTTCATTCGCATGAAGGCGGTGAAGTAAGTTCAGACCTAGAGGCAATGATCAAGGAAGTATACACCTGGTATCTTAGCGCTAGAACTAAAGTCTGAGGTTTCTTGTTTTACTTAAAAGCAAGTGGTGCGGATGGAGGAAACTCCCGCCCTGTTTCTTGCTTCAGGTAAAAGAGCAAGTGGCGTGCATGAAAGACCTTATAAAGACCCTTGACTCCAAGGGTCTTTTTTAGTATGATATATACTAGGCAATTATAAATTTTATGTCTGAATATAAGAAGACTGCACTGGTGCTTGGTGCAGGTGGCTTTATTGGTAGTCATATGGTGAAACGCCTACGCGCAGAAGGATACTGGGTGCGTGGTGTTGACCTAAAGCATACCGAATTTTCTAAATCGGAAGCGAACGAATTCATCACGGGTGATCTTCGTGATGTAGGTTTTGTTCGTCGGTGTATTAGATATGCTGGTGAACAGGGTAACTTCTACGAACAGATTGTAGATAAGTTCCTTGAACCTTTTGATGAGATCTATCAGTTCGCTGCTGATATGGGTGGTGCAGGTTTCGTCTTCACTGGTGAGAATGATGCGGATATTATGCATAATTCTGTTACCATTAACTTGAATGTTCTGGAAGAACAGCGTAAACTAAACGAATTGAAGGAAGTTAATAAGACTAAGATCTTCTATTCTGGATCGGCATGTATGTATCCAGAACATAATCAACTTGATCCTGATAACCCTGACTGTCGTGAAGAATCAGCATACCCAGCAAACCCCGACTCCGAGTATGGATGGGAGAAACTCTTCAGTGAGCGGTTGTATCTCGCTTATAATCGGAATCACGGCATTCCTGTTAGGATTGCTCGCTACCACAATATCTTCGGACCAGAAGGAACCTGGGACGGTGGAAGAGAGAAAGCGCCAGCTGCAATCTGCCGTAAAGTCGCTTACCTCCCGGAGTCGGGTGGAGCAATCGAGGTGTGGGGAGATGGCTTACAGACTCGTTCCTTCCTGTTCATTGATGAATGCATTGAAGCGACTAGAAGGTTAATGGATGGTGAGTTCATTGGTCCAGTGAACATTGGTTCTGAAGAGATGGTCACTATCAATGAACTGGTAGATACTGCTGCTAGAGTTTCTGGTAAGGCAGTACAAAAGATTCATGTTGATGGCCCTCTGGGTGTTCGTGGACGGAACTCTAACAATGATCTGATCCGCGAAAAACTTGGATGGGATTATTCACAAACTCTTGAAGAAGGGATCCGTATCACGTATAATTGGATCAGCGAACAAATTGAAAACAAGAAAGGACACCTCTGATGGCAAAACTTCAAAACGCAATTAACCTTCGTCCAACCTTTGAGGACTTTGGTATTCAACATTATGTCGAAACGGGAACTGGTGGTATCCTAGATTCCTATGGGCAGAACTCTCTACTTCAGGTATCTCAACTGCAGAAACCTGACCTGACGATGCATTCGATTGAGATCCTTGATCGTATTCATGACGAGGCAGCAGAGTTCTTCAAAGATAATGACCGTGTTGTAATGCACCTGGGCAACAGTCACGATGAACTCCCTAAGGTTCTGGATATTCTGGATGAAAATCCTGCACTGTTCTTTCTTGATGCACACTTCCCTGATTCATATCGCGATGAGTTTCATCGTGAAGTGATTCGTGATGACCCTGATTACATCAAGATTCCCCTGGAAGGAGAACTTCGTATCCTGTGTCAGAAGCGTGACGTAAGCAAGGACATTATTGTTATTGATGATATCCGTATCTACAAGGATGGTCCTTACGAGAATGGTAACTTTGAGAACAAGGCCCTGCACGGTGGACAGAACCTGGACTTTGTTTATGAACTGCTTGATGACACTCACATTATTGTTGAGTCTTATCTGCAAGAAGGTTATCTGATCTGTTTCCCTGTTTCTACTGAAGAAGAGAAAGTCCGTAGTTACGTTGTTGGTGCATAATGAGACTTCAGAATTGTAAGTATGTGGTTGCCAGTGGCACCACTGGGAGATATGCTGGGTGTGACCTCTTGGCACATCCAGAGTTGGATGAACTCTATTGTCTTTGGAATTGTGGATTCTATTCCAATGAATTCCAAGTCTTCAATTCACTTCTTACTCTTTTGAGTCATGGCATTGTCCCAGAGAGGATTGATTACTCTCTGGGTTTTCGTCATTTCAAGAAAGATCCAGAGCAAGATATCTATCCTGAATTTCATGAGATCAATCCTAGTGTGGAACTAGAATTGTATACGGGTGTAGAACTTCCAGACTCTAATAGGTTTGAGCCAAACCTTTATGACTTTCATGTCTACAATAAGATCACTGATAGGTTCTTTGGTCCTAGTAAGAATGTCTTGGATAAAGTTGATGTCTTAAACACTAAGTATTCACTTGATCCAGATAAAATGATTTCTGTTCTCTATCGTGGAACAGACAAAGGAACAGAACTTTCCCTTGCACATCCCCAAGACTATTTGACTGTAACTCAGAGTTTGCTTGAAAAGAATCCAGATTTCAAGGTTCTTCTTCAAACAGATCAGACTCAAGTCATTCAATATTTCATTAGTGAACTTGGCGAAAAAGTTGTGTTTTTTGAAGAAACTCCAAGCACTACATCCAACAGTGTGATTTGGAATCTAATGGAACAGAATGGTGCAGACAGTATTGAATGGTCTCAATGGTTTGATGCAGCTCTCAGATGTGTATCTGACTGTAAGTATGTTGTAAATCATACTGGTAATGTTGCATTCTTTGCTAATCTGTATCGTGGTAGTTTAGATGGTGTCTATCAATTTAATGAACTGGGAGCAATAGTCCTTGAATGATGTAGATGAAATCGAAAAACTAGGTTCATACAACTGGAGTTCTAAAGAATACTTCCATAAAACTATTGATAATTTAGAAATTGATGGACTGTGGTTGGAGTTTGGAGTTGCTAGTGGTAGAACCATCAACATTATCTCAGAAAAAACAGAGAACAAAGTATTTGGATTCGACACCTTTACGGGTCTTCCAGAAGACTGGGGTAATGGTTGGCAAGCAAAGGGTGCATTCTCTCAAGATGGGGAACTTCCAAAAGTCAATTCTAATGTTGAATTAATTGTTGGATTATTTCAAGACACTCTGGAATCATTTTTGGAAAAAAATCCCAGTCAAGCAGCATATATCCATATTGATTGTGACTTATATTCTTCAACAAAATATGTTCTGGACCAATTAGAATCCAGAATTGTTCCAGGAACAATTATATCTTTTGATGAAATTTGGAATAATCAAGTTTATCTGGATAGTGAAATGAAAGCATGGACAGAATTTGTAGAAAGAACTAATATAAAATACAAGTGGATTTCCCGAACATCGTTTGAACAAGCATCATTGATAATCTTATGAATAAAGTACCCGACCTAGTATTTCATCACCACACATCACTTGGTGATAATTTTATCTGTAATGGTATCGTCCATACTTATGCAGAACAACTTTGCGATAGACTTCATATTCCTATTCATCGTAGATATCAAGAGACTATTGAATGTCTCTATCAGGATTTTGATAACATCATTATCCACCCATTCAATGATGACTGGGCAACTCTTGAGAGGGAGATGTTTCCTTGGGCACAAGAAAAAGGATGGCCTGTTACCCGTATTGGATTTGAGAAGGTTGTCTATCGTCGGTTGAAGCGAGAAAATACTCCACCAGAATTCTTTGCTGTCAACTTTGATAGGCAGTTCTATGAAGAAGCAAATATCTTATTCAAAGAAAGATACGATAAGTTTACTCTTCCCAAAGAGATTCCTGGATCTGATGAGGTCTATGAGAACTTGACGCAAGGTGAAGAGGAGTATATTATCGTACATAAGAACTCTAGTGCAGAGGGAGATTATCCTATCGACCTCTGGAGTTGGAGACGCAACCAGATTGGTGCTATTCCTGACACTAAAATCATTGAGATTGCTTTGGGTCAGACAACTAATATGCTTGCATATATGAAACTGATTGAGAATGCAAAAGAAATTCACTGTGTCAACAGTAGTTTCTTCTGCCTTGTTGATAGTGTGGCGAAGAGAATCAAACCAAATCTTTTCTACCATGATATTCGTATGAATAACATCACACAAACAAATTGTGCCGCTAATGGCAACCGCTGGTTAGTTATTGATTATCCATTTAAGAAATGAAGAAGATTGCTGTATCGACTTGGTGTACTGATGATTATGCAGTACATCTTCGTCCCGACAAACTGAAGAAACTTGTAAATCATTTTCACCCAGAAATTGATTTTCATATTGTAGATACAGCACAGACTGAGGAAATCAAGAAAGAGAATCCTTGGATGCTTGCTGAGACTGTCAGATATCCAGATTGGATGATGGTTATGTCATGTCTCCCCTTTGTGGAGGATTATGATATGGTTATTCATATGGATGCTGACTCTTTCTGTATCGGTAGTCTTGATCGTGTGATCAATTCTGAGGCAGAACTGATCGGTGTTCGTAACAACAATCCATATGGTAAGGCAGGTGCTGCTAATCCTTGTGTAAGTCCTTTCTATGCTCCTTATGGGGATAATGGAATGATTGGTGTTAATGAGTTTCTGAATGCAGGATTCATTGCATCAAACGACAAGCAGTTCTGGTATGAATGGAGAGACTTCAATAAGTTTGTTGCTGAGCAGAGTGATGGTCGAACCTTTACATACCAACCATGGCCTATGATTCGCAATGAACAAGATACTTGGAATCATATTTTCCATGCCAAAAACAAATACACTAGTGAAATTATCGATAGAGAAGGAACTGGAGTTACTTATGGTATTGTGAATCAATGGGGTCAGACCGAACATTGTGAAAGTTGGAAAGAACTTTATATGAAAGATGGAGAAGTTTATATTGATCATCCTCTGACTAAAGAACCCTTGAGAACCAGTGTTCTTCATGCTGCGGGAGTTGGAACTATGGAAACTATTAAGGAATATGGTGACCAATATCAATGGTTATATGGTATAATTAGTGAAGATGTTGCAGACCACATTCGTTCTATTGTAGGAGATTGATGAAGCAAGTACAAGATTTTTTGGAGTCTATCTCTAGTGAAGAAGGACTCTATCCTTATATGGCCAATCGCAGGGAGTTTATCCCTGGAGAGTCTCCTGTATATTACTCTGGTCCTTATTGGGATAATAAAGAAATTGAAACTATTTTCAATTGTTTCTTGAAGGGGAAGTGGTTGGCATCTGGTGAAGAGGTTAATAAGTTTGAACGCTTGTTCTCCAAGAAGTTTAACAAACAGTCTTCTTTGATGGTGAACTCTGGTAGTTCTGCCAACCTGGTGATGATTGCTGCATTGAAGAAGTATTTTGGATGGGCAGATGGTGATGAGATCATTGTATCCTGCGTTGGATTCCCAACTACTATCGCTCCCATTGTCCAGAATGGATTGAAACCAGTCTTCGTTGATATTGATTTTTCTGATTTGAATTGGGATGTCAATGAGATTGAAGATAAGATTACTACACGAACTAAGGCCCTGTTCTCTTCTCCCGTCCTTGGTAATCCATATGATTATGATGCTATCTTGGACATCTGTGATCGTTATAAACTTGAACTAATCTCTGACAATTGTGATAGTTTAGGTAGTAAGTGGAACGGCCATTATCTGACTGACCACTCTATTGCTGCTTCTTGTTCATTTTACCCAGCACACCATATCTGCACGGGTGAGGGTGGTATGATCTCCTCTGATAACACGGATCTGATCAACATTGCTCGTAGCATTGCTTGGTGGGGACGTGACTGCTACTGTGTGGGTCAACAGAATCTGCTGTCTTGTGGAACTTGTGGTAAGCGATTTGATAAGTGGATTGAAAAGTATGATGGCATCATTGATCACAAGTATGTGTATTCTCAGATGGGATACAACTTGAAACCAATGGACTTCCAAGGTGCTATCGGTTCAGTTCAAATGGAAAAGCAGGATGAGATCCATGCACTCCGTCGTAAGAATAAGTTTGCAATTCAAGAACACCTTGAGAAGATCCCTGGTGTCCGTAGTGTGAATGAACTGCCAGAGGCAGAGACGAGTTGGTTTGGTGTTCCTATCATCTGTGATAATGCAGAAATTAAAAATACTTTGACTCAACACTTGGAGAAGAACAAGGTTCAGACTCGTAATTACTTTGCAGGTAATATTCTAATGCACCCTGGTTACAGTCACCTTGACTACTACAAGAACTATCCTAATGCATGTAAGGTTCTTGATACTGTATTCTTTGTTGGTTGTTCTCCTACAATCACAGAAGAGATGGTTGAATATATTGGAACTGTAACGCAATCGTTTAAACTATGAGAGTAGCGGATTATGTAATCGACCAGATTTACAAGGCAGGTTGTGAACATATCTTCCTTGTAACTGGTGGCGGAGCAATGCATCTCAACGATGCAGTTGCTGCACACGGAAAGATTAAACCTGTATGTAATCATCACGAACAAGCATCTGCTATGGCTGCTGTAGCATATGCCAAATACAATAATAGTCTGGCAGCAGTCAATGTAACTACAGGTTGTGGTGGCACCAACGCTATCACAGGACTCCTAGATGCCTGGCAAGACAGCGTTCCTGTTATCTTTGTTTCTGGCAATGTCAACCGCCCACACATGGCACCAGAGGGTAGCAGAAACCTTGGTGTGCAGGAAGCAAACATCATTGATATTGTGAAACCCATCACTAAATATGCCGTGGTGGTCAATGATCCCCAAGACATCGATGAGGTAATGAAAGATGCGATTCGGATTGCTACTCACGGTCGTCCTGGTCCTGTATGGATTGACATTCCTATGGACGTACAAGGGGCTCAGTTTACTACCATTACCGAACTGATTGAGAGAGCAGAAAGACCTTTGATTCTTGCTGGTAATGGTATTAACTGTGCTCATGCTAGAGAAGAGTTTGTTGATTTTGTTCAGACAACAAACATTCCCGTAGTCACTTCATATAACGCAGTCGATCTGTTCCCTTCTGTTTATTCAAATTTTGTAGGTAGAGTTGGTGTCAAGGGAACTCGTGCTGGTAACTTTGCAATGCAGAACTGCGATTTGCTCTTAGTAATTGGTTGCCGTCTTCCTGTCCCTGTGACTGGATACAACTACACCACGTTTGCTAGAGAGGCAACAGTTATTGTAGTTGACATTGATAAAGATGAGCACTCAAAGAATACTGTTGATATTGATTGGTTTATTCACAGAGATGCCAAAGACTTCCTTACTCTGAATAAGTTTGATCGTGAGAAGACTGATTGGAATAAGACTTGTTCTGGATGGAGAGACCAATGGCCTGTCTGTCCTAGCGAAAACCCATCAGAAAAAGTAGATCTTTACTACTTTATGAAGGTGCTAAATGAACGTAAGCGTATTAACGATGTAGTAATCTCAGATGCTGGTTCTGCATTTTATGTTTGCTCTCAGGCAACAGAGATTAAAGGAAAGCAGAGATATATTACCTCCAGTTCCCAGGCAGAGATGGGATTCACTATCCCTGCTTGTATTGGTGCAGCATTTGCTAAGGATGGTGAGGTGATTGGTGTGACTGGTGATGGTTCATTTATGATGAATCTGCAAGAACTGCAAACTATCAAACACTACAATCTACCCATTAAGTTGTTCGTATGGAATAATGATGGTTATCTCTCTATCCGCACCACACAGAAGAAGTTCTTTGAGGGAAGAGAGATTGGAACCGATGCTGAGAGTGGTGTATCTATTCCAAACATCCGTGAGGTGGTAAAGAGTTTTGGTATCGAGCATGTGTATGCTGATGCTAAGGAACTAGACCATGCAGTCCGCACCACACTTGATCATGATGGACCCATTGTTTGTGAAGTTCTCTGTGAGAAGTGGCAAGAGGTTGTCCCTACGATGCAAGGTAGAAAGAACCCAGACGGAACGATTAGCGCACCACCCTTAGAAGATATGTATCCTTTCTTGTCGAGAGAGGAGTTCTATGATAACATGATCATTAAGCCTCTAGACTGATATGCCTGCTGATAATAAAGATAAAGTAACTATCCTAAAGTTACGCAAGCAAAAACAGAATAACGTAAAGACTGTTGGTGTCACTGCTTACGATTATCCACAGGCACTTATGGCAGATAATGCAGGTGTCGATTGGATTCTAGTTGGTGACTCTCTTGGCATGACCACTCTTGGATACAAGAGCACGATTCCTGTCACTATGGATGACATGCTCCGCTCTGCCAGAGCAGTTGCAAGGGGTTCTAGTCGTGCCTTTACTGTAGGCGACTTGCCCTACATGTCCTATCAGGTCTCTAATGAAGAAGCAGTTAAGAACGCTGGTGACTTTATCCAAGCAGGCATGGATGCAGTCAAGGTAGAAGGGTGTATGGTAGAGAGGGTCAAGGCAATCTGTGATGCAGGTATTATGGTGATGAGTCACCTTGGTCTGACTCCACACACTAGGGCAAAACTTGGTGGATACCGTGTTCAAGGTAAGACTGCAGATCAGGCAAAGATTATTCTTGATCAAGCCCTACGTCTTCAAGATGCTGGTTGCACGTTCCTTCTGCTTGAAGGTATGCCTAGAGAATCTGCTGAAATGATTGCAACCAATCTTGAAATTCCTGTATATGGAATCGGTGCTGGTGATAAGGTTGATGGTCAACTGGTTATTATGCATGACTTGGTTGGACTCTTCTGGGAGTTCAAGTCTAAGTTTGTGAAGCGATACTGTGAAGCAGGACAGATGATTCAGTCTGCTCTGACTGATTATGTTAATGAAGTCCGTGATCTTAAGTTCCCTTCAGAGGAGAACTTCTATGCAATCAAGGATGAAGAACTAGAAAAACTTCTGGGACAAGGAGCAGGTTGGAAGCATGACAAGTAAGAAGATCTTCTTTACAGGTGGTGGGGGATTTATGGGGAGAGAGATTATTCCCCTTCTAAAAAAATCGGGACATAAAGTTATCGCCCCAAAGTCCAGAGAACTTAATCTTTTAGATACTTCTGCTGTTTCTGAGTTTGTCAAAAAGAATGAGTTTGATATAATTATCCATGCTGCTATGTGTAGTGGCACTGGAAGATATGGAAAACCAGACGGACTAGAAGTTCTTGATAAAAATCTAAGGATGTTTGAGAACGTGTTCCGATATGCTGGCGATATTGAAAAGTTTATCAACTTTGATAGTGGAGCATCTCTTTTTAGAGATGCAGATATCCCAGATACCACATATGGATTTTCAAAATACACTATTGCTAGAAGCGTTGATGCGATAGACAATGGAATTAATTTAAGAATATATGGTTGTTTTGGTGCTACAGAAGAAAGCAATAGATTTTTTGCAACCAATATTCAAAATTATATTAACAAGAAACCAATCACTATTTTTAGAGATAGGTTAATGGATTTCACATATGCTGGAGATATTCATTTAATCTTGGAGTATGCTCTTCAGAAGAATATTAAAGACTGTGACTGTGTATACTCTTCTAAGTATCGCTTGACTGATATTGCGGAGATGATTAATAGTCTTGATAGATATGATGTGCCAATCATTGTTAAGAATCGTGGTATGGATCCAAACTATTGTGGTTCTTGTTCTATATTTGATCTAGACTTTATTGGATTGGAAGATGGAATCAAGAGGTGTTATGAAAGTTTTTGTTAATGGTTGCTTTGATGTCTTGCATCGCGGTCATTATGAATTGATACATTATGCATCTAGTCTAGGAGAACTGACTGTTGCTCTAGATAGTGACGAGAAGGTATCAAGAGACAAAGGCCCTGATAGACCGATCTATCCTCTTGAGGATAGAGTTTATCAAATGACCCGTCTTCGAGGAGTGAATGAAGTTTTATCATTCTCTACAAGAGAAGAACTAGAAAGGTTGGTAGAAGTCATTAAACCTGATATAATGATCGTAGGTTCTGATTGGAAAGGTAAAGAGGTTGTAGGATCACAGTATGCAAAAGAGGTCAAGTTCTTCGACAGACTCGGAGATTACTCCACTACAAAAACAATTCAAGGTTCTCCTTATCGGTGATAGTTGCATAGATCAATACGTCTATGGAACCTGCGATAGAATCAACCCAGAGGCACCTGTTCCTATTCTTAAGTATAAGAGACAGGAAAGTGTTGATGGAATGGCATACAACGTCAGGAACAACCTGCAGGCATTTGGTCTTGATGTTACTACAATCACACAGGAAGAGACTATCTTCAAGACACGATATATTGATGAAAGATATAGTCAGCAGATCTTGAGAGTTGATACTGAAGGAGAACTTAAACCTTTGGGTTATGATCTCCCACAAGAAAGATTTAATGCCCTTGTCATATCTGATTATGACAAGGGATTTATCACGTCTAGACGATTGTTTGAATTGGTTGAATGGTTCGATGGTCCTATCTTTATTGATAGTAAGAAGACAGTTCTCCCAGTAGATAGTGCCTTCATTAAGATCAACAATTATGAGTATGACAAACTAGAAAATCAGAACACTGATAACCTGATTATCACTAGAGGATCCAAAGGAGCAGAGTATCGTGGAACACTATATCCAGGGGAAGAAGTGAGCACTTACGATGTATGTGGTGCAGGTGATACTTTCTTGTCTGCTCTAGTTTACTTTTATCTTTTGTATGGTAAAATAGAAACTGCTATACCATATGCAAACAAAGCAGCATCGATTGCTGTATCTAACTTTGGAACTTACATACTAAACAAACAGGATATTGATGAGATACGTAGTTGACATTGATGGAACTATCTGCACTCCTGGTCCAACTGAGGAGATGCGTTATGAACAGGCTATGCCAATTCAGGATAGAATTGATAAAATAAATAAACTATACGACGAGGGTCATACCATCGTGTATCTTACTGCTAGAGGGATGGGACGTTTTAGTAATATTACGGACCTGGCAGTAAAAGAATTCTACGAATTTACAGAGATACAACTAAGTTTGTGGGGATGTAAGTATCATCAATTATTCTTAGGTAAACCATCTGGGGACTATTACATTGACGACAAAGGGGTAAACTCTGATGACTTCTTCGGAGATTAAGTTCGTTCCCAAAGGTTGGGGACATGAAAAGTGGATTGTCAATACTGATGAGTATTGTGGTAAACTCCTCTTCTTTGAAGAGGGGAAGAGATGCTCCTGGCATTATCACAAGATTAAGGACGAAACGTTCTACCTTCAGTCGGGCAAAATTCTTTTATACTATGGAGACACTGATAGTCTTGAAGGTGCAAAAGATACTGTTCTTACACCAGGGGACAAGTTCCACATCTATCGTGGACTTAGGCATCAGATGATTGCTATTGAACCATCTGAATTATTTGAATTTTCTACACAACATTTTGACGAAGATAGTTATCGAGTATTGAAAGGAGACTAAAATGAGTTTTGAGATTAGATTGACGGAGGGTAATCACCGAGGTTTCCTTTCCAACTTCATCACTATTTTGACAGGATACAGAGCACTTGAGAAAGCAGGAGTAGATCTGGATAAGGTTTGTGTTGATCCTTCAATGTTTATGTTGTATGGCAATCCAAACAACTGGTTTGATCCTGCTAAGGTATCTGATGATGCACCACAGGTAGCAAATACACAGGACTTGTTTGACTGCGATTATCCTTGGGCATCATTCAGAGATTTTGATCTTAACAAATACAGGAAATACATTCCCTTCAATGATAGGATGCAAGCAATCCTTGATAGTATTCCAGCGGAGAAGTATGCAAACTGTTTGGCTGTACATTATCGCGGCACTGATGGTGTGGGTCATACTGAGTTTGTTGGTGTAGAGAAGTATCTGAATGCAGCAGCAGAAGAACTTGAGTCTGGTGACTATGATGGTATCTTCCTTGCCACAGACCAGACAGACATCGTTGACATTTTCAAGGAAAGATTCAAGGATGTTGAGGTTCACTGCTATGACCACCAGAGGACGATGAGTAGGGCAGGACTGCACTATTCCATTCAGGCACAACCAAACTCTCCTGAGAGGATTCTGGCTGGGGATGAGGTGTTGATCGATGCCACTACCCTATCTCTGTGTAAGACGATGATTGGAAAGTCTTCCAACATCACAAACTATGCACGCATTCTAAATCCATTCTTGGAGACTCTCTACCAAGATTTGGATAGTAGTAATGAGCATGGAGATCATCGTGACTTTAGCGAGCACGGATATATTGAAAGGTTCCCACAGATTAGAACCAAGGACATTCAACCATTCATCTTTAACTGGAGAAACCAGTTTGAAAAGACCTGCGCGATTGAAGATTCTCTGAAAGAAATCTTTGGTGAAGTGACTGTTATCAATAGTGATGAAGAGAATACACGCGAAGGTTGGATTGACCTTGGTGATGAGGCATACTTCACAATGCAGTTCCGAAAGGCTCTAGAACTTCTGAAACCAGACAAGAAAGTTCTGATGCATTGTCAAGGTGATACTGTGTTTGAAAATTACGAACAACTTGTCAAAGACGCAAGGAAGTATTATAATCTGTATGAGTGGGGGGTGTATGCTCCTGACGTAACGAACGTCTGGTATACACCTGAGCACACCGACATTGATGGTATTGAATCGGAAGATGAAAATATCAAGATGGTTGCTTGTACTGACGAGACGGTATGGTTTGTGCATAGAGACATCATTGATGAATACTATGCAAGGAACTTGCCTGATGTTATGACCCACGAACGCATGAAGATGGGTTGGGGATGGGATCTAGTAATGAACGGTATTTCCTTCTTGAAAGGTAGACCCGTCATCCGTGACTATGCCCACCAGATTCAACACGCCAAAGGAACCAACTACAATAAGAATTCTGCAGGCGAAGAGATGGCAGGACTTTGGAATAGTCTTCAAGATGATCTGAAAGAATGCATCTCTTACATCAAAGGAGATAGAGAAAAACTGACTAAGTATTTTTGATAATGGATAAAAATAAATCTGCTTTCAAGTTACAAGGTCTTCCACACATTTACTGGTTGAATCTAGATGCTGACGAACAACGTCGCATCTATATGGAAACTCAGTTCAAGTATTGGGAGATTGAGAATCATACTCGTATCTCTGGATTTGATGGCCGAACAGATGATTGTGCATATCACCTGAAAGGTAAAGTTCCCGATAATATCTCTCCAGGAGAACTTGGTTGTTGTCTGACTCATATCAAGGCAATCAAGCATTTCTATGAAGAGACCGATGATGATTATTGTATGATCGTTGAGGATGACGTGAGTTTTGATATCGCACGGTATTGGAACTTTACCTGGAAAGAATTCTTCAGTCTTGTTCCTTATGATTGGGACTGCCTTCAGTTGACTACAATCTGTACTGGAGACATTCACGTCAAACTTCATCTGAAGTTCATTAATGACTTCTCTGCTGCCGTCTACTTGATTTCTAGGCACCATGCTGCTAAGATTATCAAGAACCACGTCCGTGGGGATAAGTTCAAACTGGATAATGGAGTTAAACCTAGGGCAGTATCTGAGGATGTAATCCTTGAGACTGGTAAAACCTATACGATTCCTATTTTCTTGTACAATATGAACTTTGGTTCTACAATACATCAAGAACACATTGGTGTGTTCCACAAAGGCCCACATGATGCTCTCCTTAACTGGTGGCAACAGACTGGTGCTAGTATTGACATCCGTGATCATATGAACTATGATCCTTATCTTGGGAGGATTACTGAAAACTCTGCCGCGAAAGCAGCACAGAATTCGGAAAACCAACCAAGTTAACAGATTCTTTGGATTCTGTTAGTATAAATACTTAACCTTTTGTTGTAATATAACAGAAGGTAACAACGGGGAGTTGTCGATTCCCCTTTCATCTGCGGGTAACCATTCCGCAAGTAAACAAAGAGGTAAAACAAATGATCAAATCTGTATTCGCAGCTACTGCTGCTCTGTCTATGTCAGCAGGCGCTGCCCTTGCAGGCCCATATGTAAACGTGGAAACCAATGCCGGTTGGACTGGTTCTGATTACGAAGGTGCGGCTACCGATCTGCACGTAGGTTACGAAGGCGCTCTCGGTGAGCGTGGTTCTTACTACGTCCAAGGCGGCGGCACCATCCTGAGCCCTGACAGCGGCGACAGCGAAGTTGTTCCTTCTGGTAAGGCAGGAATCGGTTTCGAAGTCACCGAAGCACTGGGTGCATATGGAGAGGTCTCCTTCGTTGGCTCTGGCGATGACGACCTGGACAAGGGTTACGGCGCTAAAGTCGGCCTGAAGTACAACTTCTGAGTTGTATCGTTGTAAAAGTTAATATATACCCATCTAGATGTTCGGGGTTCCTGACGAGGAACCCCTTTTTTTTATGCTTAGTTTAAGGTAAGTAAAATTACGGTTAACTTGTATAATATACTAAGGTTTAAATCAATTTAACTTGATCTTAAATACAGATTTTATGAAATCTGTTATATTAATAATGTCTTGATAGACAACCAAGTAGTTTACAAAACAAACAAATGAAAAGCATTGCAGTTGCCCTGCTCGGTTTGGCGATTACCGCCCCAGCAATGGCAGGTCCATACGTAGAGTCCAAGCACGAGTTCAAGGGAACTGATGAGGACTTTACTAAGCAAGTCCATCAAGGTCGTGTGGGATATGAATGGAAGTTGGGTAAAGCAACCCCTTACATTGAAGGTGGTCTTGGTGTCGCTACTCCCGATGGTGGTGACAACGAAACCTTCACTGCTCTAGAGATTGGTAGTAAGTATAAGATCACCGATAGTTTCTCTGCTTATGCTAAGTATGAGAACATCTTCCAAGAAGATGACACCACTGATTGGAAAGTTGAACTCGGCACCAAGTACAAGTTCTGATAGGAAATAAATGAAACTCAAAGCACTCGCAGCAGTTATTGCTGCCACTCCTCTGATGGTTGCCTGCGGTAGCGCAGAGAAAACTTCTTTCAAATTGAATGGCGCAGGTGCTACCTTCCCTGCTCCACTTTATAATGCATGGTTCGCATCTTTTGCTAAAGAAACTGGCAATCAAGTGAACTACCAAGCAGTTGGTAGTGGTGCTGGTGTTCGTCAGTACACTGCTCAGACTGTTGACTTCGGTGCCAGCGATGGTGCTGTGTCAGATGCTAAGCAGAAACTGCCGATGATTCATATTCCTATGACTGGTGGTGCCATCGTTCCTGCTTATAATCTTCCTGGATGTGATGCCAAGATGACTCAGACTCAACTTGCTGATGTCTTCCTTGGTAAGATTACTAACTGGAGCACCTTTGGTTGTGCTAATAAGCAGATCGTCACTGTTCACCGCTCTGATGGTAGTGGTACTACCAAAGGATTTACCAATTCCCTGTCTGCATTCTCTCCTGAGTGGAAGAAGACTGTAGGTGTTGGTAAATCAGTGAAGTGGCCTGTTGGTATTGGTGGTAAAGGTAACGCTGGTGTTGCTGGAGTCATCAAGAGTCAAGTTGGTGCTATTGGATATTTGAACTATGGTTATGTGAATGGCGACAAGTTCCAACAGGTTGCTCTGCAAAACAAGGCAGGTAACTTTGTGAAAGCAAACAGTGAAACTTCTGCTGCAGGTCTTGCCAAGATTGTTCTAGACGATAAACTTCGCGGAGCAGATCCTAACCCTGCAGGTGCCAATGCTTATCCTATTGTGTCCCTGACTTGGATCCTTGCTTATCCTGAATCCAAAGATGGAGTAAAGGAAACTCTTCGTTTTATGTTGAGTGAAAAGTCGCAATCGATTTCAGATTCTCTGGGATATGTACCTCTCCCTGAGTCTCTTCGACAGAAATCTCTTGCTGCTGTTGACACTATTAAGTGATAATTAAGTAATAGTTACTACAAAGAGGGCCTTGACAGGCCCTCTTTTTTTCTATATAATATGTAAAGATTTACAACATTAAGTAAATGACTGTAACAACAAATGAATATGGGCAACAGAATCTCTTTGCTAAAGAGCCCCAAATGGTTGTAGAATCTTATAACCGTAAGGGTCTTGAGTCTCCCCAACAATACGCAGAGACTTACAATGGTCGCTGGGCAATGATGGGTATCGTCTCTGGATTCCTGTCCTATGCAATCACTGGTAAATTCTTCTTCGGTATCTTCTGATGACCGCAGCACTGTTTACCGCAACTTCGGTTGCATTCTTTGTACTTCTTTCCTATTCTGTAGAACAACTTTCTGAGACTTACTGATGCCTGACATTGCTGAACTGCTTACTTATTATGTGATTGCGAGTCTCCTATTCGTAGGAGCACCAGCAGTTTTCTTTCTGATTGCCTTTATGCCAGCCCTTCAAAATACTAAGGGCCGTATGGTAGGATATAAGGACCATAAGACTTATGGTGATTCTACTATATACGAAGTTAACAGAACTATTTGACATGCCAGACCCAGATGCACTTTGGAAGGATATTCAGAAACTCGACGACATGTACGAAGAGTTGCTTTGGCATCCTGACGACGAATTACAATTCACACATGATGGCAAACGAGTCATCATTATTAATAAAACACTAGAGGAACAAGAAAATGTTTAATGAAAAAGCAGAAAAACTGAATGGTCGTGCAGCAATGGTTGGATTCATTGCAGCAGTAGGTTCTTACCTTGCAACTGGTCAAGTAATCCCAGGTGTATGGTGAACGATATGTTACTCATTGCAGCTTCCATGATAGGAGGGTTTATCTTTGCCGCCCTATTGACTGATGGAAATGTTGATGATGATGACGACATGAGTGGTGGGATGATGATTCCCGCAGCCAACGAAATCTAAATAGAGGGAGATCTTGACGGATCTCCTTTTTTAATGTAATATAGGTTTGTTCAAATGAGATTTATGATTTCGTCACTAATTGGTACGCTTGGTGCGTCAGCAGCTCTAGTTGCATTTTTTACAAGCATAAAGACAGCAGAAGTGCAACCGATTGTGGTTCAACCTTATATTCCAACTACTTGGGAATGCCCCGATTGCACTCCATCAGAACAATACGTGCTAGAGCAACTTCAAGAAAAAACTAACATTAAGGATAGAAATGCTCTGGCAACGATTTTGGGGAACATTAAATCAGAAAGTAACTTCCATGCCAATATATGTGAGGGAGGTGCTAGAGTTCCTTACCCTGATTGTCATCGGGGTGGTTACGGGATCATTCAGTGGACCACTGAGAGCCGTTATATGGGGTTAGGATTATTCTGTAAAAAGTATGGTTGTGATCCCAGTAGTCTGGAAGGTCAGACAAGTTATATGATTAATGAAATCCACTTTCAAAAGGTTCTTCCAGATTTTGAAGGTAGTGGACAAACAGTCAGTCAATATATGACTCCCTCTTACCGTTGGTTGGGATGGGGGATCAAGGGTCACAGAGAGACCTATGCATACGATTACACAAAACGAATGGTACTGGTATGATCAATACAATCACAGCGGCACTTAAAGACATTCTTGCAGAATTCGGGTTTACAAAAACAATCACTGATGATGAGATTGAATGTGCAATTGACGAGAACATTGTAGACTGCACAGAGATGGAAGAAGAACCCTATACTGGTGTACCTGCACCAGTAGTTCTTACAGAAGATCCCTGGTTTGGTCCTGCTGTGGTCTCAGATGCTAATAAAGACTACATGGAACGTGAGTATGAAGTATTCAAACAAGATGCTTTGAATTACTATTCAGATAGTAAAGAACCTGAGAACATTCATCAGGTAATGTATGAGATGGCAACAAACAATGCTGCCACTACGCTTCAACTTGATCCCATTGGCGGATCCGAAAACTTTCAAGGCGGTTCAGAAAATGTCCATCGATGATTGGCGCTACAGTGATCAGAAGATGAAAGTTAGGGAACAGGCACTCAAAGTTTTGCTTTCAAAGTTTGGAGGACAAATGGAGGGTCCCCGACCTAAATACTCTAGTCAATCAATCTACGAGTGTGCTCAAGACTGGGTATCTCAGGGCAATATGCATACTGCAGGGATTGTAAAATATTACGAGGCATATTATGCAAAAAGTAATTAACGTCTTAGCAGTCCTATCATTTGTAGGAACTGCGGGTATCATCGGCGGAGGAACAGTTGTTTATTTGCGCCGAGATGCTATCATTGAACAAGTAAAGGAGAATGTTGCTAAAGCAGCAACAGAAGCAATCGCAGAATCACTTCCTGCTATGCTTGACGCTGCTGTTCCTGAACTTCCCTCTACAACAGGTGGAGCACTTCCACCATCTACCATTCCTTCTTTCTAATATGAAAAAGATTATTATGAGTCTGCTGGCAGCAGCATCACTTGCTGCTCCTGCTGTTGCTGACCCAATCACTGAAGATGATTACAATACGAATCATGCCATGGGTTGTATGCTCTTACGCGAATGTACCGATGGAGTCAAAAAAGTCACTAGTCTTTTGGATATTGCTAGTGAGTATTCCAATACTATTAGTTTTACTACAATTGCTTTTGAGTTCAACTCCATGCTTACATCCCTTAGTAGGGTCGGAGTTAATGTGTTTCTAGCAGATGAAAAGTATTTCCCATTCGGACACCGTGGTGTCTATCATACTGTGGGTAATAATTTCTTCTTGAACAAACGTCATATGAGTCGTCCACACATTCTTATGAGTGTGATGCGTCATGAAGGATGGCACGCTGCACAGGATTGTATGGCAGGCACTATTGATAATAGTTTGATTGCTATCATCAAACCTGAAGAAGAAGTTCCTGCAATGTGGAAAGAGTTGGTTGAACGTACATATCCTAAATCAGCACAACCTTGGGAAGCAGAAGCAACCTGGGCAGGTAAGACTGCTGGTATGACACAGAAAGCACTTGCTGCCTGTGCCACTGGAAAGATGTGGGAAGTGTATGAACCTACACCATTGACCCGTGAGTTTCTTGTCGAGAAAGGGTACATTGCTAAATAGCATTGCCTTTGCTGTTGACTCATGCCTGAAGAAGTAAAGAAGGAAGAAGTTAAACAAGAAAAACCAAAAGGACCATTAGGAAAGTTGAAAGAAAAGGTAGAGGACTCTGAGGAGCACCTTGCCATTCTTTCAACTTTTGTTCGTTTAGGGATTCTTGTTTGGTCTGGTGGTATCTTGACACTCAACTACGTCACGATTCCTAACTTGCCACAACAGAAGATCGATCCGACTTTTATAGCCAGTGTCTTCACTGGAGTTTTGGCCACGTTCGGGGTCCAGACAGCGAAGAAATCTAATGATGGCACGATGAAGATGCAGAACGGTGGTGCCGCAGCTGCTGGTGGTGGAATCACTAAGGCAGACCTTGAAAAACTGATTGCTGCTGCTAAGGAAACAGCACCTGCTCAGACCATCAGAGTAGAGCAAGGCCCAATCAAAATCGTAACCGATCAACCTCCATACAAGATGTAACCATGAAACCTTATCTCAAGTGGACTGCCATCAGTATTGGTGGTGTCGTAGCAATCGCACATGTCGGTGTGTTGGGGCATTTAATTGGCAAAGATTCAGTTGTTGGACCCCCAACTATTAATATTCCGAATGGTACACCATACTCTTCATATAAAATTGAAGCAGATAAGGAAGGATATAAAATTGAATATAAAGCAAATGATCCTGCTATTTTAGAATCTCAGAAATCTTTGAGTCTTGATAAAGAGAAGAAGGGAATCTTTGGTTTTGGTGCAGGAAATGAGAGAAGAAGAGAGTGGAGACGCGATCAATTCACTATGCATGGTACTCGAAACTTAGGAGGTGTCGCTGATGGCGGCGAGGGAAAGTTAACTGCGAAAGAAGAAGAGTGTCTCGTGGCGGACGCTGGAGCACGGTCACAAGGTGCGATGGCAGGTAGTGCTATAGCTGCTGGTGTTGGTGTTCCTGCAGCAATGAGTATTCCCTATGTTGGATGGTTAGCAGCAGGTTGGACTGCTCTCATAGGTCAACAGGTTGGTGAGACTGTTGGATCAACTGTAGGTGGTGTATTCAACGATTGCTGATGAACTTTGAACTGACAATGGAGGAGTTCACGATTATCCAGAACGCCCTCCATTACTATAAACATGTTGAGAAACGCGGACATTTCCAACAATATGATATTGAACGTATAAATCGTTTAAGAGATAAACTCTCTTACCAATTGATACCTAGTCCGAATAGTAAAGATGGAACTGTTCCTTCGCCCCCTAGAGAATCCAAATGACCCCGTATGGAGTGTAATTATTTCCATAATCATACTTTTAGTGGGTGTTGGATATTGTATTGTCTATATAATGTCGATGGCTTTTGATGAATTGAACCATGACTACAATAAATCAGAAGGACGCGGATCAGGATCAACTGATAGCCCTCCTGACGCATAGAGTTGAAGACGCTGAAAAAATGTCACAGGAACTCCGTGATCGTGTTCGTAAATTAGAACGCTGGGTTTGGGGTGCAGGTGCTGTAATCTCTGCTGCAATTACAATTATTGGCATTGCGATAGCAGTGGAATCAAAACCCGCACATGCTTTTACTGATGATAGTTTAACCGATGCTCCTTGTGCCACTGAATTGGCTGCTCAAAGTCTTGTAGAAGAAGTCAGCATTAGACAAAAATCCTCAGAGGAGAAAGAGTAATGGGTGCAATGGTTCCGCCAAGTCGTAAGAGTTGTTACAATTTTAGAGTGGTATCGATAGATAGAGTGTTGGATGGCGACACTATCGATGTCACGATTGATCTCGGTTTTGACCTTTATAAAAAAGAGAGAGTTAGAGTTGCTGGTGTGGACACACCAGAGAAAAGAACCCGCGACCTTGAAGAGAAAGCACTTGGAATCGATGCAACAAACTGGCTCAAAGAGAAGTTAGATGGTGCTATTTCTGGCGAAGACGAACTCGCTGTTAGAACTGAACTTGTTGGTGGTATGGGTAAGTATGGTCGCCTTCTTGGTTGGTTATATATTGGAGACGCAGAACTATCATTAAATGAGCAAATGATCACCGAAGGATATGCATGGGCATACGATGGTGGAACCAAACAAAAGAACTTTGAAGAGTTGCGTGAGATCCGTAGAGCACACGGTACATTAATTGACTGATGCCAATCCCTGATATACGAATTAATCGACTTAATATCAGGGATATTTTTATTCCTGGAAATCTGACAACTCAACCACCCATAGCATTGCCTATACAACCACCTGTCACATCGATGGTTGGTGTTCCTATTGTTAATATGCCTGGGTGTGTTGAGGCACACAAAGATAGTGGTAAAAATGTAAATCTGAAAGATGCTGACGATAAGGGTGTTATGACTCTGTGTGATGCAGGGACACCCTATTTCGTTGCTATTGATTATAATGCAAATAAAATAGAACTAGAGCAAGAACCTCCTAAACCACCACCAGTAGCACCACCAAAAGAACCAAAATCTCCAGAGACTAAAACTCCACCAGTTCCTAAGACTGAAGCACCATTACCTGAGTGTCCTACAAGAGCACAACAGTTAAAGGATCCTGTCGGAAAGATTGTAGAAGGAAATAAAAAAATTGTTGCATATGAAACGGTCGGGAAAGAATGTCTCCCTGTATTTGAGGAGTTGTCTATCCCTGACCAGATTATTCAAAACATACCATCACCAGGTATGGTGACTACTACCGCCTCCATTGCGGTGGTAGCGACGAGTTCTGCACTGCTCGCAAAGCCTCTTGCTGATCTTTTGTTAAAGGTTGTGAAACCGGTAGTGAAGAAGGTACTGAAGAAGATTGCGACCTTACGGGGTAAGAAGATCCCGCCGCAGACGGTACGGGAGAAGCGGCAGGAGCAGCGGTTGCGGAACCACGCGATTCGGAAGTTGAAGGGGAGGGAATAGAATGTCTATGCGGTTTGATATAAGACACGTTATTTACAACCACGTCCGCACATATTCCCCTGTAAGGGCTAGCTGGGTGAAAAGTAATTCCCTGCTTTTTTAACTCACCACAATTCTTAAGTCTAGCCAATTCAAAGTCTAATCTCTTGTTAGCAAGCAATTGACCCTGTAAAGCGATCTGTGTTTCTGCTGCTTGCTTACAACGTTCTTGTAATCCACCATCAAGTGGAAAAGAAATTGTTGCAGATAAGCCAATACTAGTACTGAAGTTTCTGGTCATACCAGTTCTTACCGGTTTCTGCCAGAGAACTTTACCTGGATTATCGGGAACACCATCTCCCTGCATTTCCATAACAGTGATGGTCATATCTGCGCCATCTTCATATGCTCTTACTGTTTCGCCATCAGCATTGACATAAGTTCTATCGTCATACCATTCTTCCCAAGGGTGATTCTTTACAGTTTTTTGAACTTCTACCATCCTTCCTTCAAAGTCTCTTGCATCATATTGAGGTTCATTATAATAAGTTTCAAATGGTTCTTTATCGTTTCTAGCGTGTGTAAAATACGGGGTAAAGTTAGCAGTTGGCCCTTGGCAACTGATCACACCCCCGTAAGTATTAGTGATATATGGACCCTGTAAAACCTGGATGGCCTGGTTGGTCACAGAACCCGATGAGTTTGCGATTGGATTAGCAGTCGCAGAAACACCTCCCACATCAGCAGCACTGACGGGGGAGGATACTAGCAACGCAATTACTGGGTAAAGATACTTGTGGTATCCGTTACGCTTGTAACTTCTGTTGTCCTTTGGATTATAGTTTGATTCGTCATTCCTGGTCCCATGTAAGACGACGTGAATTGGAACGCTTCTCCTGGTTTTGTTATAGTGAAGTTTGCATTGGAGAAGTTTAATCCAGTTGTCGAACTTGTTACCTGTCCTTCGATTCCTCCCAATGGAGTCACATTCACGTTGTTGGTTACTGTTGGGGGAAGAAGTGACGCTCCGTTGTTGGATACGTTTGTTCCCGAAACTGAATATTGCCATCCTGTTGCATAGTCTATAGAGTTGATTGTCTCAGTTTGCTTAGAAGTCGTTTCAGTGTGGCTGGTCATTGAACCCTGTGTAAAGTTCGGGACTACTGGAACCGCCCCAGCAGATTGAACCAGTCCGTGAAGAACTCCAAGAACCAATCCGAGACCGATTGCTTCTTGTAATCTATCCATTAGTCGATCACCGTGATTTCACTTACAAATTGACCGACAGCAGTAGATCCAGATCCGCCAGCTGTAATCGAAATAGCACCATCAGTACCAATTGTACCAGCAAGATTACCTGCAGTACCTGCAGTATAAGAAGTCTGACTAGAGAAGTTACTAACTTCACCAACAGTAGGAGCACTCGTGCTCAGAGCATCACCTTGTAAGAATGATGTACTAAAGGAGAATGCTTCTCCACTTGTAGCATCTAATTGGCTTGCTGTGATAGTACCAGGAGAATAAACTCCACTGCTTACAGTTCCACTGGTCAGCATCCCTGCAGTTGTACCATCAGAGGTACCAACATTACTTCCCGACACGGAGTATTGGTTGCCCAGTCTAGTTGCAGTAGATCTTGCAGAATCAACGGTCAGTTGAACTGAGGAAGACATACTATGAACAAGTCCACCAGCATTGGCTGCACTTGCGCTCATCAATAACATTACAATGGGAAGAAATCTTCTCATCATGTATACCGATATAGATCTGTATTTATTTAGAGACAAACTTTTTCTAGATCAATTTTAAGTTTAGGACGATACCATTTATGGCCTTGACAGGTGGGGTAAACCCTAGTATTATAAATAAGTCAACGGATTAAGAAACATAAAGTTCCTTAAACTGCTGTAAACACTCCTTAAACCGAGACCTATAGGGTGTATAAATCACGTCTCTAATATCTAACCTGGAGGGTAGGTTAGAAATATTTTACTTAGTGTTCCCCGCACTTATACTTAACCCTTTAACGACAAATGGCTCAAACAACTCTTTCGCGTCAGCAAGGCGCGTCCACTTGGGATAACTTCTGCGAGTGGGTAACTTCAACTAACAACCGTCTCTATGTCGGTTGGTTCGGTGTGCTGATGATCCCAACTCTGTTGGCAGCAACCATCTGCTTCATCACTGCATTCGTCGCTGCTCCCCCTGTGGACATCGACGGCATCCGTGAACCAGTCGCTGGTTCTCTGATGTATGGTAACAACATCATCTCTGGTGCTGTTGTTCCCAGCTCCAACGCAATTGGTCTTCACTTCTATCCCATCTGGGAAGCAGCATCACTCGACGAGTGGCTGTACAATGGTGGTCCTTACCAACTCGTAGTTTTCCACTTCCTCATTGGCGTCTTCTGCTACATGGGTCGTGAATGGGAACTCTCCTACCGCCTTGGAATGCGTCCTTGGATCTGTGTTGCTTACTCTGCACCTGTTGCAGCAGCATCCGCAGTCTTCCTGGTCTATCCTTTCGGTCAAGGTTCCTTCTCTGACGGTATGCCCCTCGGCATCTCTGGTACGTTCAACTACATGCTTGTCTTCCAAGCAGAACACAACATCCTGATGCACCCCTTCCACATGTTGGGTGTCGCTGGTGTCTTCGGTGGTTCACTGTTCTCCGCAATGCATGGTTCACTGGTTACTTCTTCGCTGGTTCGTGAAACCACCGAAACCGAGTCCCAGAACTATGGTTACAAGTTCGGTCAAGAAGAAGAGACCTACAACATCGTTGCTGCTCATGGATACTTCGGTCGTCTGATCTTCCAGTATGCATCGTTCAACAACTCCCGTTCACTTCACTTCTTCCTGGCAGCATGGCCTGTCGTTG